GTTCATATGCAGCACAACAAACTGGAGGCATTTTTGCAGAGATTCCATTGCAATCACCTATTACAATAAGTAATGGGAAATATCTTCAGATATTTTGCAGTAGCTCTGATGTTATATGTGGTTCTGAAAGAGTAAATTCACAACTCTCTGATTATGTGAAGAGATATAAGACTCCGTATATTTGTGGTAATTCATTCAACACATACTTTGCCGGTTGGGTTACACCTATTTGGTTTTATGGAGAATAATTTTTACAATTATAAGCAGTGAATTGTATGGGAAGATGTTTGGTAACTAAATTACTTCGTCGAGTGGTTCCATATTGGTTTATTACCCATAGCCAAAGCGACCTTGATGCTATAGCTACGCAAAATGGTTTAGGCCTTGGTTTTTCAATTGTTTTTAGTGGTACATCATCTGCTTATACAGAAGAATTAGCAGGTAAAGTTATTACTAAAATCAAATTGCCTGTTAAGCCATTAAATATAAAAGCAGATACAACTTTATCAATCGGAACAATAGATAATGCAACTCCAACAAGTGTTGCATGGGGTAGCGATAAGCAGGAAATCAATATAGGTTCATATGCAGCACAACAAACTGGAGGCATTTTTGCAGAGATTCCATTGCAATCACCTATTACAATAAGTAATGGGAAATATCTTCAGATATTTTGCACTAACTCTGATGTTATATGTGGTTCTGAAAGAGTAAATTCACGACTCTCTGATTATGTGAAGAGATATAAGACTCCGTATATTTGTGGTAATTCATTCAACACATACTTTGCCGGTTGGGTTACACCTATTGGGTTTTATGGCTTTTAAGTTAGTTTAAAACTATGACTAAGCAGATACCTTGGAATACTGGAAACGGAAACATCATCTTGGCTTATAAAGGTCAGGGCAATGATTCTGTTTTAGTAAACTCTGATATTAACGACGATGAGAATGAACGCAAGCAGGTTCTTACTATTAGCGGAAGTAGTATTAAAAGACAGGTTACAGTAACACAACAGGCTTGTCCTGTGAACTTTCGTACTTCTGAAGGTGATATTATTAAGACTGCTGATGGGTATTACTTCAATGTTCAGGAAAATGTCTAACTGATTCTTGAAATGTTAAGTAAACAAATTAAGTTATGATACACACGAGTAATTACACTAAAGATGAAATTGACAAGAGTGTAGGTCTTGGACTTGCGAGCCCTAAGAATATATACGATGCTATCAGACTGATGGCTGGACTACAGTGCGGTGGTTATACGGTTACTGAGACTACTAGTGCTGAGTGGAAATACTTGCTTACTGATTCTAATAATAAGGTAATTGCTGGTGTCAGGCAGGATGATAGCTTGTTTATTGCTGATTTAGGTTAAAACATAAAACAAATTTTAAAAAAACAAAGATTATGGCAGAATTAGTGAAATCATTCGTTACTCTCGACAAGGATTCGGGAAGTGGCAATTCAACAGTTACAGCAAGAGCTAACAGTAATAACACTGGCAGAAACGCTCGTAATGTAGTCGTAACTTTTTCAGCAGTGGGAGTTACCCCTGTTGATAGGACTCTTATACAAAGAGGTAAAGGAGAAGTTACAAGTATACAAGCTACTGCTGCTGCAAAAAAGACTGGTCAGACTCTTACTCTTACTGGTACTTCAAACAGTAGTAAGCTTACTTTTTCAAAGGGTACTGACGACATTGGACTTACTATACCAACAAAGTATCTTGCCAATACTGTAGAGACAAATAACGGTGCTGCTATTGTTGGAGACCCTGGTGCTACGTCTGAATATCCTTTCAGCATTCAGTTTACAGTTCCCGCCAACGAGGAGATAGACCCCAAGACCTGTCAGATTGTTGTGACAGACGATGGCGGTACTGCGCACACTTGTCTTATAACCCTTGCTGCTGGTGATGCTTATCTGACTGTTGGTGAGCCAAGCGGTGAATTGCCTTGGGATGGCAGTAATACTGTAACTATTGCTGTTCAAAGTAATACCAGTTGGAATATTGCGTAATATGATAGTACTAATAGACAACGGCCACGGAGCTAATACTCCTGGTAAGTGTTCTCCAGATAAGCAGATTCGCGAGTATAGCTATACTCGCGAATTGGCTTCTTTATTAGAGCACAAACTACAAGAAAAAGGCATAACAGCAATCAGGATTGTAACTGAAGAGAATGATGTGCCATTAAGCCAACGTGTCTCTCGAGTTAATACAATTTGCAAAGAATTTGGAGCTCAGAATTGTTGTGTAGTGAGTATTCATCTCGATGCTGCTGGTAGTGATGGTAAGTGGCACAATGCAAGAGGCTTTAGTGTTAGAATTGCTAAAAATGCAAGCAGTAGAAGCAAAAAACTTGCAAAGCTTTTATATGAACAAGCAGAGGCTCTTAACCTAAAAGGCAATCGCTCTGTTCCACCTGAGAAGTACTGGGTACAGAATCTTGCAATCTGTAGAGATACAAACTGTGCAGCAGTTCTTACTGAGAATTTGTTCCAAGATAATAAAGATGATGTAGCCTTTCTGCTATCTAAAGAAGGGAAAGATGCTATAGTCCAGCTTCATTTGAATGGAATTATAAAATATATAGAGGAGAACTCTAAAATTTCACAGAAGTAACCAGATTTTTATCAGAACTCATCTAAATATATTCGATTATAATTATATTATCTTTATATATTGAGTGAGTTCTGAATCATTTATTTAATTTCAGCTTATTATGAATATCTTCAAAAATATAAATAAATATCTCGTAATTTACTCCGTGATTCTCTCGGCGGCCTTATTAGCATTTTACGAGCACGGAAAAAAGCTAAAAGTTGAAAATTTAGCGTACCGACAAAATGTAGCGGTTTTGATAGATTCAGTGGCTCATTACCAGGTCAATGACAGCCTTAGTGCTTCTCAGATAGGTGAATTACAATTAAAGCTTTCCGAATATAAGAAGTATCGCGAAGAAGATGCAGAACTGATTAAAAAGCTCAAAGCTGATAAGCCACAGACTGTAATTAAGACTGAGACCAAAACAGAATACAAAATTAAGACAGAGCTTAGAGATTCTATAGTTTATAAAGACACTCTGAAGACAATAAATTACACGTCTATTTGGACTGATTTGCTTGGATTTATAAGCAATGATACTTTTCAAGTCAAAATAATTAACAGAGAGGAGCTAATATTGGTTGAGAGTCTTCAAAGAAAGAAATTCCTTGGTATCAAACTGCCTGGATGGCTATTTGGCTATAAACGAGAAATCTTAGACGTGATTAGTAGAAATCCAAATACAACCATACAAAATATTGAATATTTTAAGCTACGCTAAGTATAAACATAATAAACAATAAGAAACAATTCATTGTTTACACCTAAGTGATTGAAAATCAATAACTTATGATTGCTGTAAACAAATAAACAATATTTCTATATAAAATTAAGGTCAAATTTCCAATTAAGCAGCTGAGTTTTAAAAATTAAATTTATAACTATAAAGATTATTGTTTATTTGTTTCCCTTGTTTACGGCATAAAATTTGTTCTATTACAGCTTTTGTTCGGAATAAATTTTATGCCGTTAACACAGTTTAACATAAAAAATTTTATTATCTCGAAAAAAATTATTACTTTTGCACTTGAAAAATTTAATATACATTATTTATATATAACATGGAGAAATTTAACATCCAAAAAATCATCGAGCACTATAGCCCTAATACAGAGGAGCTTAGCCGAGTACTTTTTCCCTATATAAAGTACCCTAAGCAAGCATTCGATAGAGTGCTCAAAGGAGAAGCCAACCTTGATTCTGTGCAAATAGAATTGTTGGCAGACTATTTAGGTGTGCTTGTAGCTGATTTGTTCTCAGTTGATGACTGGAAAGGCGAATGGGACAATAAGCTTAGATGTTTGACGTTTGTTAAGGGTCTCTATCAAGTTAATCTTAATTATGGTGGTTCATTTATTACAGTCTATAGAGATGGAAAGATGATTCACCAAGAGATTAAGAGCAATGCAGACGGAATGTCATTAACGGATTTTATCCAATATATTAACAATTTAATTAAGTAGTTTTATGGAACCTATCCAGATTCACGTGAGCGTAGAGCTCAACTTATCACAGGATGTTAAGAACTTTCTTGCATCTGTAGTTTCTAACCATGTTGCTTCTGCTCCTGTTGCTAAACCAGCTCCTGCACCTGTTCCTGCACCTGCTCCTGCACCTGCTCCTGCACCTGCTCCTGCTGCTAAGCCAGCTCCTGCACCTGCTCCTGCTGCTAAGTCAGCTCCTGCTCCTCAGGTAACTATTGAACAGGTTCGCCAAGCTTTGGCCGCTAAGGTTAATGGCCATCGTGAGGAAATCAAGGAGAAGCTCAACAGCCTTGGTGCTCCTTCTGTTACAAAGCTTGACCCAGCTAAGTATATCGAGATGTTCACCTTCCTTAATGCTTTATCTTGATATGGCAAAATCGGCGAAGAAAAGATTACAAAGAGCTGTAAAAAATTTCAAGCAGAAATATTCAGCTCTAATCTATGTAGAAAGCGGTATAAGGTATATTTCTGTTATTGAAAAAGTATGACAGCTATAACATCATCAACAAAACCTCAAAAGCATAGCGAAAGAGAGCATGCACTCCTTTCAGCTTCATCTGCAAACCGCTGGCTTAATTGTACACCAAGCGCTAAGCTGGAAGATGCTGAAGGACCTCGTGTCTCTTCCGTTTATGCGGATGAGGGCACTCTTGCTCATGAGCTCGGAGAGCTTTATATAAGGCATGATGTGTTAGGTACAGTCGATGACCAGGCATTCTCAGACAGATTTGATGAGATTATGAACAATGAGCTCTTCTCTGAAGAGATGCTTGATGTAGTGCCTATCTATGTAGATTATTGCACAGAACAGCTTAATGCCGCAAAATCAATCGACTCTCAGGCAATTATGGAAGTTGAGCAGAAGCTTGATTTGACAGAGTTTGTACCTGAGAGCTTTGGAACTGCTGACTGTGTGGTTTTAGGTGGTAATCTTATCGAGGTTATCGACTACAAGCATGGTAAAGGTGTGCCTGTTTACGCTGAATGGAATAAGCAATTGATGCTTTATGGCCTTGGAGCTCTGCGTAAATATGATGTGCTTTATGATATAGAAGAGGTACGCGTAACAATCGTACAGCCTCGTATCAACAACATTTCAACTTGGCAGATTTCTGTAGATGAACTTTTGAAATGGGCCAATGAGGTACTTATTCCAACTGCAAAGCTTGCTTTTGCAGGAGAAGGTGAACTCAAAGCAGGTGACTGGTGTAAATTCTGTGCGGTTAAAAACCGTTGCAGAACTCTCTACGAGAAGAATGTAGAACTGGCAAAGTATGACTTCCAGGAAGCAGCTCTTCTAACTGACGAGGAAATTTCTGATATTCTTGAGAAGATTCCAGCTCTTGTCGAATGGGCCAATAGCATTCAAGAGTACGCGCAAGATAGAGCTGTTAATCATGGCAAAGTGTGGCCTGGATTTAAGCTTGTTGAAGGTGCATCTCGGCGCAAATGGCTTGACGAGGATGCAGTAGCAGAGGCTATTTTCTCTAAGATACCAGAAGCTTCTGAAGACCAGGTTTACGACATGAAGCTTAAGACTATCACTCAGATTGAGAAGATATTTGGCAAGAAAGTTGTTGCTGAACAGCTCTCAGATGTGATTGTCAAGCCTCAAGGCAAACCTACTCTCGTGCCTATTTCAGATAAGCGTCCAGCTTTAGGAACCGAAGAGGCAATTAACGATTTTAAATAACCCAAAGTTTAACAAATTAAGTAAATTATCATTATGGCCGAAAATTCAACAAAAGTGGTAACAGGCAAAGTTCGTTTCTGCTATTCGAACGTATTCGAGCCTGTAGCAATGAACGAGGGTGAACAACCCAAGTATAGTATCTGCGTCCTTATTCCAAAGTCTGACACTAAGACGCTGGATGCTATTAACAAAGCTGTCGAGGCAGCAAAAATTGCTGGAAAGGCAAAGATTGCTGACAAAAATGGCAAAATTCCTTCAACCATTAAAACTCCTCTGCGTGACGGCGATGAGGAGCGTGGTGATGACCCTGCTTTCGAAGGTATGATGTTTATTAATGCCAATTCTAACCGTAAGCCTGCTATCGTGGACAAAGAGCTCAATCCTATCATGTCTCAGGACGAGTTCTATTCTGGCTGCTACGGTCGCATATCTCTGAACTTCTACGCTTTCAATGTTCAGTCGAAGGGCATTGCTGCCGGTCTTCAGAACATTCAGAAACTTGAAGATGGTGAGATGTTGGCTGGTGGTTCTACTGCTGAGGAGGACTTCGGTGGTGAAAACGAATGGTCAGATGATGACATGATGTAGTAAATGGCACATCCTTAAATAATGTGGTCACGTCGGAGGTTTTTATACATTTTAAACTTCCGACGTTTAAACCGGACCTTTAGTGTATAAAGGCGCACAAGCAATCAGCAATTCCATAATGCTGCTTTTCTTGCCATAAAAAGATAACTTTGCTAGTTTGCTTAGAGTGAGTTCGACTCTCACAAGGTCCACAATAATTTTAGTAATAACATTTTAAAATTTAGCAGAATTATGGAAGAAAAATTTAATGTTTTCAGTACCTTAGCAGATACTATAGTATTCTCAGGTACAAAAGCAGAATGCGAAGAGTATAAAAAGAAGCATGAGAACAATGATAATTCACTATATATACTGAGTGCAAATGATATACGATAGAGAATTATTCATTGATGTTGAGACTTTTTCATCTGTAGATATTAAAGAATGCGGAGCTTACAAATACATCGCCTCACCAGACTTTGAGATATTGATTTGTAGTTATGCATTCGGAGATGATAAAGTTGTGACAGTAGATTTGGCATGTGATGAAAAGCTTCCAGATGAATTTGTTGAAGCGCTGCATGACCCAAAATGCTTAAAAGTTGCACACAATGCAATCTTTGAGCGACGATGCTTTGAACGTATAGGTATTCATACAGAAATATCTGAGTGGTATTGCACTTCTGTTAAAGCAGCATATTGTGGTTTGCCTCTTTCACTGGATGAGGTATCTAAGCGATTAGACCTTGTAGATAAGAAACTTAGTACTGGTAAGGCCCTTATTAAGTATTTCTCATGTCCATGCAAAGCAACTAAGATAAATGGTGGACGTACTCGTAATTATCCTATGGATGCTCCTGAAAAGTGGGCAATGTATAAGGAATATAATATCTACGACGTACTTTCAGAGCGTGAGATTTACAGAAAGCTTGAAGTCTATGAGATTCCTGATATTGAACGACAGCTCTACGTTGTTGACCAGAGAATCAATGATAGAGGCATTATGATTGATAGGCAGTTGGCTGAGTCTGCTATTTATGTGGATAATACATACAGCGAATATCTTATAAATCAAGCCAAGCAGATTACACATCTTGAAAATCCTAAGTCTCCTTTGCAGATGCGAAAATGGATTGAGAAGACTACAGGCGTGCAGGTTGATTCACTTGCTAAAGAGGTAATTGCTGATGTATTAGAGCAAGTTAAAGACTATCCACGGGTAGTTGAAGCTCTTGATATTTATAAGAAACTTAGCAAGACATCTATCAAGAAATATTATGCAATGATTAACTGCTCGACACCAGATGATAGAGTGCGTGGCACATTCCAGTTCTACGGCGCAAATAGAACAGGCAGATGGGCAGGACGTTTGTTGCAATTACAGAATTTATCTAAAAATCACTTTGCCGATATTGATACACCTCGTAATCTAATCAGAGAGCGAGATTGGGAAGCAGCTGATATGCTTTATGGAGATGTTGCAGATGTTCTATCACAATTAGTAAGAACAGCACTCATCGCTCCAAAGGGCTATATTTACTCTGTTGCTGACTTCTCTGCCATTGAAGCACGAGTCATTTCATGGCTTGCTAATGAGCACTGGCGTATGGAAGTATTTAGAGGTGATGGTAAGATTTATGAAGCAACAGGCTCTAAAATGTTTGGCGTGCCAATCTCTGCTATTACTAAAGGCTCTGTACTTCGTGATAAATCAAAAATCTCTGAGCTTGCTCTTGGATATGGTGGCTCACTTGGTGCACTCAAGCGAATGGGTGGAGAAAAGATGGGCTTAGCAGATGCTGAGATGATGAGCCTTGTTAAAAAATGGCGTAATGCGAATTCAGCAATTGTGGATATGTGGGGAGAGATTGAGAAATGTGCACACGAGGCTGTGAGGTATCACAGAAAAGTACGAGGCACATGTCGCAATTTGATATTCGACTGTGATGATAAATATTTCACAATCATGCTCCCATCAGGTAGAAAATTATTCTATTCTAACCCGCATTTCAAGGATAAGAAAGTTGGTAGGTCAACTATGCCTGCTCGAGTTCTATGCTACGACGGTATTATTCAGGAAACTAAACAGTGGGGAGAAACTGATACCTATGGTGGTAAGTTAACTGAGAATATTGTCCAAGCTATAGCTCGAGACCTTATTGGTTACTCTATGATGCAGCTCGATAGAGCAGGGTATAGAATTGTGGCACATATTCATGATGAATGTATATCCGAAGTGCCATTTGATGGCAAAGAACAGCAGTACTATGATATGATGGTAGCTCTTATGAGCACTCCACCTGATTGGGCTTCAGATTTACCACTGAGAGCTGATGGCTATTTAACTCCATACTATAAGAAAGACTGATGACACCTGAAGAATTAAATATACGATATGATGGTGTCTTAGAAATTGCTACTGGATTTAGTGCTAACACTAAAGTCTGGAAAAATACTAAGGCACGATGGAGTAAGCTCGTCGCCAAGCTGTCGGAAGCAACTCATACCAACGAGACTTATATCCAATTCATGCGAGCAAGCAAAGCCGACCAAGGTAAGATTAAAGACGTTGGCGGATTTGTTGGTGGTTATCTTGATAAAGGACTGAGACGTAAATCTTCAGTTATGTATAAGCAGTTGGTATCTCTTGATATTGACTATTCGCATAATGACTTTTGGTGGGATTTTACTATGTTGTATGACTGCGCAGCTGTCATCCATTCAACTCATAAGTCATCACCTGAAAAGCCGAGACATAGATTGCTTATACCTCTATCGCGTGAAGTTACAGTTGACGAATATCAAGCTATTGCAAGACGTATAGCAGGTGACCTTAACATCGAGTTGTTTGACCAATCAACATTTGAGCCAGAGAGACTTATGTTCTGGCCAAGTGTATCTAAAGATGTAGAGTATTATTTTGAATACCAAGATGGACCATGGCTTAATGCTGATTATGTCCTCAGTCTTTATGATGATTGGCATGACACATCTGAGTGGCCAACAGCAACTAATGAATCTGACTCCGTTCTAAGAGATGTTAAAAAGCAAGAAGACCCAGAAGACAAAAAAGGCATAGTTGGTACATTCTGCAGAGCTTATGGAATCGAAAGTGCGATTGAGACTTTTCTGTCTGATGTTTATGAGCCTGCAGGTGATGGTCGATATACGTACAAACTTGGTTCTACGTCAGCGGGTCTTATTATCTACGATGATAAATTTGCGTACTCGCATCACGGAACAGACCCTGCTGGAGGTAGGTTGTGTAATGCATTTGACCTTGTCCGTATTCATAAATATGGGCACTTAGATACAGGCAAAGAGAAGACAGACCAAGACAAAGCATCCTTTAAGGCGATGGAAGAGTTTGCTACAAAGGATAGTGCTGTAAAACACCAAATAGCAGATGAGAAATTTGCAGAAGCTAAGTTCGACTTCGCAACGGAACTACCAGAAGATACAGAAGTCGATGATACTTGGATTGAACAACTTGAAGCGAATACGAAAGGAGAGTATGATAACTCTGCGACAAACATTAACCTCATTATTCAAAATGACAGATTCTTGAAAGGTGCTTTCAAGCTTAACATGTTTGATGCCAAGCGATACATACTCAAATCGGTTCCTTGGCGTAAAATTGAAGCCGAAGAGCCTATGCGAGATGTTGACTACTCAGGTGTGCGTAACTATATTGAGTGTGTATACGGTATTGTGTCTTCTCAGAAGATAGATGATGCCTTAGCACTTGATGTAGAAAAGCACAGCTTTCATCCAATCAGAGATTATCTTAATTCGCTTGAATGGGATGGAACTCCTCGAGTTGACACACTTTTGATTGATTACTTTGGAGCCGATGATAATAATTACACAAGAGCTGCTATTCGTAAAACTCTATGTGCAGCGGTTACCAGAGTATTTTATCCAGGTACAAAGTTTGATATGGTTTTAGTACTTGTTGGTGAGCAAGGTACGTATAAGAGCTCATTTGTTCGTAAGCTTGGTATGGAATGGTTCTCAGATACATTCTCAACGTTTCAAGGCAAAGAATCATTTGAACAGCTAAGAGGCGCATGGCTTATAGAGATGGCTGAGCTTTCAGGACTTAAAAAAGCCGAAGTTGAGACTATTAAGCAATTCATTTCTAAATGTGATGATATGTACAGACCCGCTTATGGTCGAACAGTGGAAACTTATAAACGTCAATGCGTGTTCTTTGGTACTACTAATGATTCAGACTTTTTGCATGACCCATCGGGCAATAGACGATTTAATCCTATCAATGTAGATTTTAAGCATGCAACTAAGTCTGTTAAAGATGACTTAACACAAGAGGAAGTAGACCAAATATGGGCTGAAGCATATTATCTTGTTAAGCAAGGAGAAAAACTGTATTTTGATGATGAAGAAAGTGAGCTTGCAAAGAAGAGCCAAACTGAACATTCTGCGGTTGATGAAAGAACCGGCTTGGTTGAACAGTACCTCAATAGACTTCTGCCGAAAGATTGGGATAAGAAAGACCTTTACGACCGCAGGTCATGGCTCGATGACCCGTTAGCAGAAGTAGGTACAGAACAGAGAGACTTTGTATGTACAGCTGAAATATGGTGTGAGTGTCTGGGCAAAGATAAGAATGACATGACACGATATAATACCAAAGATATTAACAGTCTTATGGCTTCTCTGCCTAATTGGGAGTTTATTAGTTCTACTAAGAATTTCCCAATATATGGAAAACAAAGATATTATAAGCGTAAAGATAGTTTACTATGATTGATTTCAAAAAGTACTGTTGCATCTGTTATAAACTTGGATGTAAACATGAAATAGATGGTCATTATTTATGCCATAATCATTTTGTTATGGTTATAGGCACTATGACTTTTGAAGGACAAGATGATGAATGGCATTTTGAAAACGAAGAAGATTTAAAACTGATGTAGCATGCAAATAGAAAGTGAAAAAGTAGTCGAGCGCAAGCTCGTAGAATATACTACCTTAAACGGCGGTATGTGCATAAAGCTTCTGAGCTTTCATTTGCTTGGACTGCCTGATAGATTATGTATATTTCCTAAAGGCAAAGTAGTATTTATAGAAACAAAGACAACAAAGCAAAAGCCGAGACAAATTCAGCTATTTATGCATGATAAAATTCGCAAGCTTGGATTTAGAGTTGAGGTAGTTGATACTGCTGAAAAAGCAGCTGAAGTAATAGAAGATGTAATAATAAATGGATAAAAGCAATTTACATAAATATCAGAAAGTTTGTGTTGAGCATATCATCTCTCACCCATTCTGTGGGGTGTTTCTTGATATGGGACTCGGCAAGACTATTTCTACACTGACTGCTATAGAGGAGCTTAAATATGATTACTGTGAAATTGATACAGTTCTTGTAATCGCTCCTAAACGCGTGGCAGAAACAGTGTGGGAAGAAGAAGCGAAAAAGTGGGACCACACAAGACATCTTATATTCTCTAAGATTATAGGAACAGAACGGCAAAGATTAGCAGCTCTCAAGAAAAAAGCTGATGTGTATATTATCTCACGAGACAATATTGCGTGGCTCTGTTCACTCTATGCGGCTAAACTTCCTTATGATATGCTTGTAATAGATGAATTAAGCAGCTTTAAAGCACATCAGACACAGAGATTTAAGTCACTAAGACTTGCACGTCCTTGGTTTAAACGTGTTGTTGGTCTTACTGGAACTCCTGCTCCAAACGGCCTTATAAATCTATGGTCACAGATGTACCTTATTGACAGAGGTGAAAGATTGGAGAAAACAATAACAGCTTATCGCTCAAGATATTTCAGACCTGGTGCCTCTAATGGCTATGTGGTTTATTCTTATAACATATTGCCGGAATCAGAAAAACTTATACAGGATAGAATTAAGGATATTTGTATAAGCATGAGAGCTGAAGATTATCTTGAAATGCCAGAGCGTATTGATAATTTTGTTAGGGTTGTAATGCCAGATAATCTATATGAAATATATAAAAAATTTGAAGAAGAAAATGTTATTACATTAGCAAATGAAATAAAAGAAGGTACTACGACCGTTAATGCTGTTAATGCAGCAGCTTTATCAAATAAACTTCTTCAATTTGCCAATGGAGCCATGTATGACGAAAACAAAAATGTTGTGCCTATACACGATTTAAAGCTTGAAGCACTTAAAGAAATAGTTGAAGCTGCAGACGGTAAGCCAGTTTTAGTTGCATGGACATACCAATTTGACAGAGATAGAATAATAAATTATTTTCGTAGTTTAAAGCCTCGGGAACTTAAAACAGCTCAGGATATTAATGACTGGAATGCAGGCAAGGTGCAACTTATGTTAGCACATCCTGCATCAGCAGGTCACGGTATTAACCTTCAGGCAGGCGGAAATATAATTGTCTGGTATGGACTTACGTGGTCACTCGAATTATATCAGCAATTTAATGCGCGCTTATACCGTCAAGGTCAAAAACAAAGAACTATAATACATCATATAGTTGCATCAAAAACTGAGGATGAGAATGTGGTTAAAGCGTTAAAGTCAAAAGATAAAACTCAAAACAACTTAATGAACAGTATTAAAGCTAAGCTTGAATTATATCGAGCATTTATGAAATAGACGGTTTAATTCACTAAAGGTAAATAAATGTTAAAAATCTGTAAATATTGGAAAAATATTTTTATATATGAGAAATTTTTTTTAATTTTGCACTAATAAAATAATAATATGAATATTTTAGAAAAAGCAGACCAGATTGTAAATCATAGGTCAGAAGAAAAGGAAAGGATGTATGGTCCTTTTAGTAAGAGCATGGCAAGAGCTACATTAATCTACAATGCTTCTTCTCCAGAAGATGAGCAGATTTCTGTTCGAGGTATGTATCGAGCACTTATAGCTCTTAAGCTTTCACGTGAGGCGTATAGTCATCGTGAAGATAATCTCTTAGATGCTGCTGCTTATATAGGAGCATTGAACAACTATATCGAAGCAGAAATTGAAGAAGACTATTTTAAACATCAAGAAAGTTTCATTAATAATCAGTAAATTAAAAAATTATGCCATTACCGTACAACACTACCGACCTCTCGCCTGATAAGGCTTTTGAGCGCCATGTATTTCACAGAGACCAGTTTGCTCACTATTTGCGTTGGACTCACATTTTGAAAGAAGCCAAGATTGGTGAGTCAATTGTTGACTTTGGCTGCGGCCAAGCTAATCTCTTAGAAGTTCTTTATCGTAACAAATTCAAGCAGAAGTCTTACGTAGGTATTGACATCCGCGAGAAGACCATTGAGGCAGCTCGTGAAAAGTTCAAGAACGTAGACTGGGCCCAGTTCTTCGTAGCTGACCTTGTTAAGCCTTATATGGACTTCAGCCAGTTTAATGGAGACAAGGTTTGTTCATTCGAAGTGCTTGAGCATGTCGGCAAACAGAATGGTGACATTTTCCTTGAGCACTTCAAGGCTTGTGGAAATAACAATGCAACATACTATTTGTCTACTCCAAACTACGACCCATCTGTCGGTGCAGCTGGTAATCACACCTATGATTCAGGTGATGGTCGCGGAGTAGATGTTCAAGAGTATGACCATTGGGAACTCGAGGCTCTGCTCAAGAAGCATTTCCAGATTATCAAGAAGTTTGGTACGTTTGCTTCTAAGAAGGACTATAAGCCTTATATGAATGCTTGGCAGAAGGAAATGCTTAAAGCTCTTGAAGCCTATTATGATTCTAACCTGATTGCAAATATCATGGCTCCTATGTTTCCAGATATGTCTCGCAATACTCTGTGGGTACTCAAGCGTAAGTCTGGTGATTATAAGGAAGTAAAAATCGAAGAGCCTGATTTGTTCAATCAACCAAAGCAGGAAGAAAAGATTGAAGATGATGAACTCTTTTAATACTTAATATTTATGTTAAGAGCAAGAAAAAAATCATATAATGCCAATCAGTTTGATATTGAAAAAGCAGGTATCAATAAAGAAAATTTGAACCTGTTCTTCAATATGATATACGATAGGCAAATGATTTGGAAACGGAGATTTATCGATAAGCTTCCTGCTCCATGGACTACTAATGATATATTCAACAAGTACAAATTCTGTAATCTTTATAGAGAGCATGATAGGAGTTCACAGTGGGAAATTCGTAACATAATAATGGACGATTCGCTTACAGATAAAAACTTGATTTGGAAAATACTTGTGTACAGGACATTTAACAACCCTGAGACTTTTGCGAGGGCTATAAATAAATGGCCGAACGGTATTCCTAATGTAGAAGATTATAATGAAGATGAATTTGCCGCTCACATAGACGATATTAGGTCAATGGGCTTAAACCCGTTTACAAATGCATATTCAATATCAGGTAATATAGTAGCTGGAGATTCTATTGATAATGCTTTTTGTCATACAGTCATTCCAGCCATATATAGAAGCATTGATGCTATTTGCACAATATTAGATAATGCAGATGTACCTGAACAAATTGTTACTTTTTTGATGACACTGCCAGGAGCATCTTCTTTTATGGCCCATGAATATTATCAAGACTTGACGTATGTATCTATTTACACTGATAGAACTATAATGAGATTTGACCAGAATGATTTTACAAATCTCGGTCCTGGTTCTTCTCAAGGCGTGAGACTTATATTTCCAAGACTTAGAGGTGCTGAACAACTTTCTTGTTATGCCTATCTTCAGGATATTGCAGAAGAACATCTTGAGGAAATAGGACTTGAAAATGGAGAATTAATGCCTTATGTATCTTGGAACAAAGAAACTCGTAAATACGATATTATCACAGAAAGTAATCTTTCTCTTAATCAGATAGAAGGAGCACTTTGTGAGTTTAGCAAATATATGCGTATTTTAAGAGGCACAGGGCGTCCAAGATGTCCAGAATTTGAGCCGCATACGAGTTCTATAATAGTTGAACGAGAAGATGACAATCAGCAAGAATTTATAACAGATACTGATGACTTTTTAAGTGGTCGTAAATACGCGAGACGAACCAAAGCACTTGATGACTTCATGTGTGGAAAATCTAAAAACGCAAAAGTGCGTCAAAAAGCAGATTTTTCTATAGATTTGAATTTAAATCTTAATTTGCAGAATGCGGATATTTTATTAACTAAAATTAAAGAAGTATTATGGTAACAAACAAAGACATTCAAGCTCTTAATGAGTTTTTAGAGAACAGAGGAGTTAATTACGTGTTGACAGGTACAGCAGCACTTTTCTATCATGGATTACTGCCGGAAGGTACAGAAGCACATGACATTGACATCATCGTGCTTACTGATAAGGAAAATCGTCCAGCTCTACAGGCTATGTTTAAGGAACTGGAAAACCTCTCCGGCTGTCAATATGAGAATGAACACTATGAACAGCAAGTCTATGTGTTCAAAGTAGGAGCTAATAACATTAAGGTTAATGCCTTTGAAGGTGATGTTCTCAGCTGTAGTGGTAGTCATCCTAAAAATCACACCATCATAATAGATGGAGCTCCTATCAAGGTTCATGACGTGCTTGACATCCTGAAAGCCAAGTTCTCGTTGAATCGTGTGAAGGACCACGAGTTTTTCGCTAAAATAGTTAATCAACTTTCAAATATGTTTCCCAATGTTTGAGAAAGTAAATCCTATGCATCCAGACAAGGTCGCCGACAGAATAGCCGGCGCCCTTGTGGATTTGGCTTATAAAAAAGCTAAAGACCCTAAAATTGCTGTTGAGGTTCTTATTGGTCACGGTAAAGCCTTTATAGTTGCTGAAACAAGCGAGCAATTCAAAGATTATGAGATTAAAAGAGTCGTATCCCGAATTGCAAATATCTTCAATGTAGCTTATGTGGAAGTGCCTCAGGATGTTCACTTAGCATCAAATCAAGCGGGTAAGATTCGCTGCGGAGATAATGGCATTTTCAAAGGTATGCCAGTAACTGAAGAGCAATGGCTACTCCAGGATATAGCTACAGCTCTCTATCAAAATTTCAGGTCAGATGGTAAGTTTGTGCTTAATGGCAAGAATCTTATTGTTTGCCAAAGCGGAGTGGAAAATAGCGAGGTTATCAGAAAACTTTTGCTTGATTGGTATAAAGGTGAAGATGACCTTATTACTCTCAACATAAATCCTCTTGGTCCTTGGACTGGTGGTTCAGATGTGGATTGTGGAGCAACAAATCGTAAACTTGGCAGTGATATGGGTGATGCGGTTACAGGCGGTGGCCTTCATGGCAAAGACTTAAGCAAAGCCGATGTATCTGTCAATATATATTGTCATATAATGGCTCAGCAAATCGGACACGAATATAAAGCTTGCTGTGCTATTGGCGATGAGTATGTAGATGGCAGGCCTTATGCTGAGATTGTCGAGATTGCTCGCGATTATATTAATAAGCTTGGCGGATTTGAAGCATTTGCCGAGTGGGGTTTAATCAGATAAGATATGGCTAAAGTTAAAATAGGAACAGTTTGTTCACTTTCTAACGCTGAAAGTGAAATCCATGTGGGCTCAGGATTTTGCAAAAGATGCAAATCATTTAATGGAGTTTGTTCAACGGATAAAACTTGTATTTCATGCTTAAAATATAAATGATTACAAAAGAAAAGTTCAAGAAATTCGTTAAGCTCAGAGATGAAGGTACCATTAATATGAACGACATCTCCAGAGGAACAGCAATAACAGGCTTGACGCCTTTAGAGTACAAAGACGTAATAAATAACTTTAAACAGTATTCAGATTTATATGAAAGTAGCAAAAGTAAGAGACGTTAAAACGCCAGAAAGAGGTACAGCCAAGTCAGCGGGTATTGACTTCTTCGTGCCAAACGATTTTATCGAGACAGTTCTTCCTCCTCAGCGTGATATGCTTATTCCATCAGGAATTAAAGCTCAGGTGCCAGAAGGATTTATGCTGATGGCCGCAGAAAAGTCAGGAGTAGTAACTTCTAAACAAGCAGCAGTTGCTGCAGGTAGAACTCCAAAGCCGACAGCTTATACTACCGTCATTGTACTTGGTGCTAAGATTGTCGATGAAGACTATCAGGGCGAAATCCATATTCACCTGGTTAATGTTGGTAATGAGTACGTAACCATTAAGCCTGGTACTAAGATTGCTCAGTTTATACTCGTACCTGTTTCATACCAAGGCATAGAAGTAGTTCCAGAAACAGAGTTGTTCTCAGAAGCAACTGAAAGGGGTGAAGGAGGCTTTGGCCTTGGAACTGGAGAAGGTAGTAAGAGTGACATCGAACCACTTGATAGTAACGAACTCTAATATTCACAGGAACTCCCGATTTATATCTCAGATTCACCTAAAATATTAAGATTATAAATTATATAAAATTAGATTTTAATGATGATAGAGATTAAATCTGGAGTTCTTACAAATAAATAATCTATATGGCAAATAAAACTGTTAAGCTTCCAGAAGTTGTTTATCATCCGCAGTTCCTGAAATTTATAGACTATTATGCCAAGGCTTTTATCAAGAGAAGAGGCTTTGGCAGATGGCTTAAAGAATATCAGGATATGGAGAAGCAAGGATTGTTTGCTCCGCGTGTACTTAGACTATTTTATATTCAGATTTTAGGTAATACCTTTAAGCTCGATTTTCAGAAAGAACAAGCTGTATGGGATATATGTTGCTGTGCCAGAGATGCTGCAGAAGCATATATCGATGAGCGCATAAATGCTTTGTATGATATTCGAGTTATTACTGGAGAATTAGCCTATGACGACGATGATGACCCATATACAGATTTGACTTTTGAAGAAGCAATTCAGATAGTTAAAGCTCTAAATGAAGAAGCTGAAGAAGAGTTATTTGTCATGAAACGTAAATATTAGCAGCATTATGGAACGTCAGTTATATTTTTTAAATGCACAAAAGGCATTTGAGTATTTCTTTAATGAAATAAACTCTAAGGGTGTTAATACTAATATTGGCACAAGAGCTCTCTACAATGTAAACATTTGCATTCTCAGACCAAAAGACCGGTTGATTAAAACTGAGTGGCGTAAATGGAGTGAGAAGTATGCAGAGCGTGAGTGGCAGTGGTATTTATCTCAGAACCGCTCAGTAGAAGAGATTAAGAAATACGCGCCTAAATGGGATGAGATGCACGGAGGTGATAACCTTGTTAATTCAAACTACGGTTGGCAATGGGGACGTAATAATCAGCTTGATAAGTGTATAGAGCAGCTTAAGCAGAATCCTGATACGCGCCAAGCTTGGTTTTCTATATTTGATGGCAAAGAGAAAGACCAGTATAAATATGATACGCCATGTACTATGTGCGTCGGCTTTGACATCAATCCGAAGACACAAGAGCTTAATATGACAGTTATTATGAGGTCTAACGATTTAGTTTACGGATTTTGTAATGACCAATACTGTTTTAGTAAGCTTCAAGAGCTCGTTGCCTGTGAATTAAATATTCCTATGGGAAATTATCATCATTTTGCACATGATTTGCATATCTATGATTATCATTACAATTTAAAAGCAAAATATTACGGATATGAGTAAGATTAAAGACAAGGTTATTGATGACCTTAACAAGAAAGTTGAATCTGAGGCTGATGAGTTCAAGAAGAAATATCCTGAAATAGCCAAGATGACAGTTGCCGAGGTAGTAGCAACAGATTTGTTTGCAGAAAAGCTTAAAGGCGTTATAGCAAACTACAATAGACGTTTAGACTATTATGCTTTTAAATCACTTGAGAAGAACAAAGTATTTGAAACTGAGAACTTCAGAAAAGAGTATATTGCATGTATGGATAAAGAATCCAATATGCCTTATGCTAAACGTTACATTGTTCTTGATATTGGTAATACAGCTTATCGTCGTACAGTTACTCAGATGATGAGAGACTATGATAAAGTAATAAACTCAAATGAATTAAACTAATAAGCTTATGAAACGTAATAGACCGATGCTTTTTATTATCACTTGGGCCTTAGTAGGTCTGATGTATTCACCTGTGTTTATAGCTGCGTGGCTTTTACACATTGTTGCTCGTTTATTGCTTTCCATTTCTTATCTTGGATTGCTTAATGCCTCTACAGCGCGAGATGTGTTTAAATCAATTTTCAGATGGAATCCAAATCTGTAATAATATGGTAATAGGAATTGACTTTAATGGTACAATCATGTCATATGACTATCCAAATAGTATTGGGCATGATATAGGAGCTGTTCCGGTATTAAAGCGTATTATTGAGGCTGGGCATGATATTGTATTGATGACATCGGTTTCTCCAAAAGATGGCAGACTAGCATCTGAGCGCTTCCATGATATGATTCAGTGGTTTTCTGACAACAAAATACCTATTATTGGAGTGAATAAAAACCCGAAGTGCTCAGCTGTAACAGATAAAGCAAGATGTGACCTTTTTATTGATGACCACAATCTTGGATGCCCTTTAATATACGATGAAATAATATCACCAGGTAAACCTTACGTTAACTGGGAAATTGTTGAAAAATGGTTAGAACAAGCTGGAATAATATGAGTGATTTTGACCAATTATTAGACCAAGCACTTGCTGAGTTTGCTGCCTCTCAGGGAACAATAACCTCTGAGAAGCAAGCAGACTATAATCAGTATGCTAATTTCTTGCAGGAAATATCTGATGAAGATGAGGACCTTGCTAAAACAGAGATTTCTACAGTTTCAAGCATCGAGGAAGATAGGCTTGAAGGAGAAGCTAATGAGCTACTCGATGAACTGAGAGATAACCCTAATAGCTGGTTTAATAAATCAACCTGGGTTGTAAATGACAAAGGCCAGTTTGTCAGACGAGATGACGGCGAGTTATTTGATACTGGAGAAGATATTGTCTCGGTCTCTGATACTCCTGTAAAAGCTGAAGAAGAACTTACAGAGCTTGAGAAGAAACAAAGGCGCACAGAAAAGTTAGTAAAAGGCGCAGCTAAATATAAGCACAACAGAGATTTACGAAAAATCGAAATAAACCGTATGGCATTTGACCAAAAGTTATTGCCTTTAGGTGATGTAATTCCTGTTGAGCATAAGCGTCTTGTTATTGAATTGCTCACAAAACCTTTACGGCTGCTAATTGTAAAGTATGAGCAGTATATCAATAACCGTATAACTAAATTGCTTGCACCAGCTATTCCTGCTCCTGTTAAACTTGCTGCCATTAAGTGGCCTTGGATTTTTATACAGAATCCTGGATTTTTGTACAAAACCAGCCCACATTTCGGTGAGGTTAAGACATTCTGGGTAAATCCCAAATTGCCTTACTACTTTAAACAAGGAACTGAACAGACAATTCTTGAAGAGCGTGATGCGTCACTCAGTCCATATTTCTTGGATTGCGTTGACAGAGCTATTCATAGATGGTATTCTGCACGTGAAAAGCTTGCTGAGCGTGAAGTTTATTTTGCCTCTAAGATGATTAACATAAAAGGCAATACATACTATCACCTTCTTATGTTGAATCCGTTTTGGTTTGAAAAATTATATAACTATATTAAAGACGAAGAACTGTTATGAAAAATTATAAACAAAGACCACATAGTAGCAAAGATATTACCCCAACCAACAAAGTTTTAGCGCTTATGGAACTGAAATACAATGACGTGTTTTTCCACATCAATTCGTGGTGGTGGGGAAAGTCCATTGACATAGTTAAAGACGACGGCACTGCAATTGTGTGTGTCAAGTTCGACGAAAAATATTTCCCGATTACAGGAAGTATTTATGGGTTGTCAGTCCTATCAACCGAAAGAAGAAAAGGATTAGGCACAAAGATGATTAAGTATGCGCTTATGTCATGCAAGGACAATGGGATGACCTTTGCAAGGCTGCACGTTGATACAAAGAACATCTGGCTAAAGAAATGGTACGAACGTCTTGGGTTTAAGGAACTTTCAAGAGATGAAAATGAAATAGAAATGATTATGGAATTATGAAAAGATTATTTTGGCTTACGCTTGCTTATTTCGGTTTTTGGATTCCGTGCAAAAAGTTCATGCCACCTAAAGGGGCGTACGATTGGGTTCTTATATCTTGGTATGAGAATGGTCTGACATATAGATACCTCCCTAAAATAGCGGAATATTCCTATTCGCAAAATAGATGGCATACCGAAGATGAAGTTGAAGAAGATTTTCTGAATAGCTGTAATATTACACATTGGCGTAGGATTCCAGAATTTAGAAAACTTAAAATGCTGTGAGCTTATATAAAGAAACTAAGAGAAAATAACCTGAGACGCAAAATCTCAGGTTATTTTTAAGCCTTTTAACTCGTGAATTCTCTCGGGCCGGTGCACCTAATATTTTATCCAGGATTTTCCCCACAAAGGAAAAATACACCCTTTTGGTCTTATTTCTGGATGTCCGTACTGATTTATTATAACATTATTCCAGCCATAATCTAAAAAGCGCCCACTGTACATATCATACATTCTATAATATGCTTTAGTTTTATCTTCGTTATAGTAAAATTCAAGTTTCCACCAAGTTCCTTCTAATTTATAGTGTGTAAATGGTGTACTGCTTTCACATATAGGAATAACCTTACACTCCACCAAATCTGAGTCCTCTACAGGCTCAATATCTGGCTCAAATTTAAAGCCATAAGAGAATTGTTCTTTGAATTCTTTGACTTCGTCCATATTGTCCTCATCTAAGCATGGTTCCTTAAATGCCAAATAGTGATAGGCATCATTGGATAACTGGACAATTTCCATTTTGTCTGGATTGTAATCTAACTTGTCTGCTATCATATGTTTTTAGTTTTGAAAATGATATAGCAATTTAGCCCGGAGAACTCGCAGATTCTCTCGGGGCAGTGCACCAGATTTTGCCTGTTGGATTTTACATTCATCTTGCAGGATTTATGTATTGCCGAACAGGCTCATAAGTACTTGTTGCACCGAATATATGCCGAAGCATTGGTTGGTAGATAACTGTTATTCCATGCTGCTTTAGCATAGTTATATCCCTACT